CGATGGGTGCGCGTTCTTTAGCGTCTCCCGATATGATGCAAAAGACGCATCCCGATTTCCAAGATATGATAAAAGAAATCGAAATGATTGAGGATTTGCGCCAAGGGACAAGAAGGCTTCGCGATAAGCATGATATATACCTGCCTAGATTTGAGAAAGAGGGGCAGATAGGCTATCAAAGGCGCGTTGCACGCTCTTTTCTCTATAACATCTACGAGAGGGCAGAGGACAGCTTTATCGGTATCGCAACACGCAAAGAGGCGCAGATTGAAAACTTCACTGGTTTAGAAGAGGCGTTTTTTGAGAACATGGACGGCGAAGGATCGGGGCTGACTAACTTCATCGCTCAATCTATCAAAAAGTGCTTCGATGGTCACGGCGCGATATGGGTTGATTTCCCAAAAGGAGAGATAGCATCACGCCAACCTGTTTTTCATTTGATTTCAGCTTCAAGCATTATCGACTGGAAATTTTCCGAGGACAGCGCTAGCAGGCTTTCATATATCAAGATGGTTTTTAAGAAGCGCATGTCTACGGGTGCGGATTCAAGCCAAGAGGTCAGAAAGTACGTCGAACTTTTTCCAGGTTATTACAAGATAACCGAAGTTGTTAGCGGTGGCGAAACGAAGCTTTTAGACGAGGGCGAGATAGTAAATTCGCAAGGCTCGATTATAGACTTTGTGCCTGTTATTCTTTTCTTCGGAAAGCGCCTGAGCGGTGGGGAATTGTATTCAAAGCCACCCATGATTGACTTGGCTTATCTCAATATTGAAATGTTTCAGATTGATAGCGACTTTAAAAATAGCTTGTCACTTTCTAACCTGCCTAGTCGAGTTTATACCGGGCTAAGCAAAGAGCAGGCTGAGGAAATGGGTACAATTGAAATTTCAATAGGTCACGCCGAAGCTTTACCCTCTGGGGCTGATGTGAAATATTTGGAATGGAAAGGGACGAGTCTACAGCTAACACGCGAAGTTATTGATGACACTGTAGAGCGTATGCTTGAGATGGCGCTTGCAATGCTAAAAAAGCGCAGTGGCACGCAAAAGACAGCAACAGAAGCGATGATAGATACAAACTCTGATTCGGGCTCGATAGCCAGGATGGTCGAAGAAGTTGAGACAGCGATTAACAAAGCGGTTCGTATGTCTTCAGTTTTCACTGGTATTCAAACGCAAGGAAAAGTCACATTGAATCGTGATTTCTACTCCAGCGTTGCCACGCCTCAAGAATTGCAGGCTATGCTACAGTATTGGGTTACAGGCGCAATCAGTAGACAGACGCTTTATCGTTGGATGGATCGAAACGAAGTCGTTAAAGATTTAGAAGTCGAGAGAGAGAAGGCTTTGATCGAGCAAGACGACCTTATGGAAAGTTTAGAAGATACGAATGGCTGAAAGTATTCTTGATGAGGCTGTGATGGCTGAATTGCTTTTGAGGCGCTACACGAACGCCAGCCTAAAAGAGCTTGAGGAATTGCTTGAGCTTTCCGAGGCGCGTATCATTGCCGACCTGCAACGCACGCAAAGCGAAAAGCCACGACAGCGACTTCGATTACTTCTAGCGCGAGTCAATGAATACTACAAAGAGCCGTTTGCAAATTTCCCGGACGCATTGAAAGAGGAAGTGAAAGAAGTCTCGGAGGTAGTACACGACAGCACCGCCTCAGTTCTTCTATCTCACTCTAAAGAGTTGGGCGTAGCTCAATCAGGCGCGTCCTTTTTAGCTTTTACAGATATTCCAGAATCGGCAATTATGCGCGTCATCGACTTCAATAGACCATTAGCAGGTGGGCTCCTTGTTAAGGATGAAATAGCACTCCAGAAGGCGCAGACTTTAAAACGTGTACGTGCTGAGATTGCGGACGGTCTTTTGCGCGGTATAGGTAACGAGGAAATCGCTAGAAACGTGAGGCGAGCAAGCGACAGGACAAGGCGCGCTTCACGCTCTATTGTACGTACAACAACGGCGGACGCAATGAACCGCGCAAGGGTTGAGGCAGAAAGCCAATTTGAAAGCATCGTGACTGGTTATGAATGGTCAAGTATTTTGGACGGGCGTACGACTTTTGGGTGCGCTTCGCTCAATGGGAAGATATTACCGAATCGCGAGGCGTTTGATAAATTAGTCGGGCGTTCTCCAGCCGTTCCGCGTCATGTCAATTGTCGCTCAATGATCCTACCACGTACCAAACTTTCAGATATTAGCGACGAAGAGGATAGAATTTTCGCGCTACATAACAAGAAGAAGGTTAGACACAGAGGCGAGCCACGCGAAACCAGTACGAAGTTCCAAGTGAAGGAAGCAGGTAAAATAACGCTTGATCGTGACAACTTAAAAGGCAATCAGTCGCTTTCTGATTTGTGGGCTCGCAAGATGGTAGACAGTGACGCGACTCGCGGTTTTATTCAGGATTATTTAGGGCCGACACGATACAAGCTTTGGTCTGAGGGTAAGGTTAACTTTCGCGATATGGTTGACTCAGATTTTGAGCCGTTGACAATCGCGCAGATTAAAAAAAGGTTGAGTAAATGACAATTTTTGGAAGAGAAGTTTTCGGCTTTTACCTGCCTTTTATTGGCTTCGCATACGTCCCATTTTTCGCCGATCAGCCTCACATCTACATGACAGAAGAAGAGATTCAAGATTGGGAGCGCGATCCGTGGTTCAGCGAAGTGTTTTTGATTACATGGTTCGATCACAGTTTTTACCTTTGGAATCAAGAGAAGTTTCAGCTTGAAGAAGAAGAATAGAGTCTGCAAAAAATGCGGTGAGGATCGACCGTCGAAGTTTTACAAAAAACGCCGTGATGCTGTTTGTCATGCTTGCTTGAAAAAAAGGCGAAATGAGCAGTACAAAGAAAGAACGCGATCAATCTGTACAAAACGTGCTTTCCTTACTCACATATTAAAATCTATCAAATACAGGGCAAGAAAAAAAGAGATATACTTCAAGCTGTCAATTGATGATGTGATGAACATTTTAGAACAGCAGGGCGGTCGGTGCGCCCTTACTGGCTACGAGCTAACTTATCAATTCACAGACAAGCCAAGCCCGTACAACATGAGCATAGACCGCCTTGATAATTCAGGCGGGTACACGCCGGACAATGTGCAGATAGTTACAACGTGCATTAACTACGCCAGGCATGAAATGAGCGTGCAGGAGTTTATAGACTTATGCGAACGCGTAGTTAGCTTTAATAGTACAAAAGCAAGAGTGTGATAAAATATAACTTGAATTTGTTTTAAGTTTATGCGTGATGCGTAGGCTTTGGGCGTGATGCCTTAAATTATTTTTAAATGTGGTTAGCTGTGATAGCTGGCTTTCATGGCGTGAAGCCAAAAAGGAGAGCAAAGAATGTCATTAGAGTACAAAATCAGCGACTTGGAAAGTGTAGAAGAAAACTTGCGCGGAATGTATCGCCAATCTGACGATGGTTACGTCCTAGACGTGACTGGTATACCTGCTCCGAAAGGTGACGGGGAAGGGCTTAAAAAAGCTCTCAGAAGTGAGCGAGAATTACGCGACAAGTACGAGCGAGATGCGAGGGAAAAAGCTTCAGCACTTGAGAAGTTAAACAAAGAACTTGAAGAAGCACGCAACAAGGGAGAATTTACGCAACAAGACTTCCAGAAGAAAGTCGATGAGATGGTTAAGGAAGTAGTGGAGCGAGATTTCAGCCCGAAACTTGCAGAGAAAGAGCGAATGCTACAAGAAAGCACGACAGCGCTGAAGGAGAAAATCCTACGTAGCGAGGTTGTATCAGCTATCAATGCCGAAGGCGGGATAGTTGAGAAGTTAGCACCGCATATTCTATCTCAGGTAGGTATCGAGTTGACCGAGGACGGTAGCGTAGTAACTTTCGTGAGAGACGAAAAAGGCGAGCCGAAGCGCGGGTCTTATGATCCAGAAACGGGTCAAGCCGACTATTTTAGCGTCCGTGACTTAGTGAAGCAGTACAAGGAAAATGAACTTTGGTCTAATGATTTTCGAAATCCAGCGTCAGGCGTTGGAGTTTCGCCAGGGATGACAAAGACGCGCGCAAGTGGCAAGCGTGACTTTCACGGCGAGTATGAGTTAGCAAGAAAAGAAAACAGGACAGTTGACATGATGAGAATTAAGCGTGAAGCACACGCGAAGGGTGTCACTGTCGCGCATTGATAAAATTTTTTAAGGAGAAAATAAAATGGCAAATGTAAGTTCTGTGACTTCGCAATTCAACGCACCTAATTATATTGGTGAGTTATTTAAAATCGGTCAAAACCGAACAACTTTTTTAAACGCAATCGGTGGTATTGACGGGGCTAATCTCGTTCAATCTTCTAGTTTTCAGTTTCCGTTGAACCAACAATACAGTTTGGAATCAGCTTCACAGCCTGATATTTCAGAAACTGATTCATTTACCGCCCCGACACCTACCACTTTCGTAAGAAGCCAAGACACCAACGTGTGTCAAATCTTCCAGAAGAAAATCAGCGTTTCTTATCAGAAGCAAAGTCATGTTGGTCTTGTTTCCGGTTTAGCAAATGTTGATGGTAGTCAGCCAGTTAGAAATGAGCGTGATTTTCAAGTTATGGCTAACTTGAAGCAGATGGCAGTTGAGATGGAATATACCTTCCTTGAGGGTACGTATCAGCTCGG